AAACTAATTTCAATATTGAAGCAGAAAAAATTAAAAGTATTAGGTACAGAGAAGGACAAAATAAGTCATTTATTGAGATGAAAAGTGATAGCGAATATGAACAAGAATTTATAGAAATTAAAGGTCATGTACACAATATTTTAATGGGTTTAGATACCAGTTATAAAAAGACACCTATTTGGGCAGAGTTAGAAAAATGATTATGTTTCCAAATGCGTGGCATGAAGAAGAAGAAGAAGAATATCCGCTAATGATATTTCCATTCCCTCCTGTTCCTAAACCTAGAATGACTCAGAGTGATAGATGGAAGGTAGGAGATAAAAAGAGAAAATCAGTAAAGAACTATCACGATTTTAGAGATCGGTTTAGAAAAACAATGGAGAGAAACGATTGGGTAGTCGATGCCAATATGCTTATTAGAATTAAAATGTACATTCCAATGGCTAAATCATGGAGTAAAAAACTCAAGAAAGCTATGGAAGGTATGCCTCATAAACAAAAACCAGATATTGATAATCTGGAGAAAGGAATATTAGACGCGCTCTATGAAGATGATTCCAGAGTTTGGGATCTACATGCAACTAAATACTGGACGAATACAGAAGGTTCGTTCACCATTCAAAACATCGAAGAATAAATAATTATGAATAAGGTAATGCTATATGGAAATGTCGGTAAAGCCCCTAAGTTCAACACAACTGGACAAGGAACACCACAAGCGAAATTCTCAATCGCACCAAAAGAAATATCCAAAAAAGGGACAGAACCCAGAACTCACTGGATTCAATGTGTCTCCTACGGAAAAACAGCCGAGCTTATTCGAGACTATGTTGGACAAGGAGATTCAATTATTATCGAAGACGGAAAGCTTGAAACCATAACCTTAGATAAAAAGCCAGGACAAGAATATGCAGATACGTTTACTAGAGTAAGAGTAGACAGAATTCAATTTATAAGAAATAAGAGTCAAAATGGAAATGAAGATCAAAGATATTCGGATAACCAACCTTTTAACTAAAATTAATATCAATAAAAAGGTCGATATGACGCAAAATAAAAACACTCCCTTTGTCGTAATAGATGAAGGGAAATCAATGTTAATCTCTAATAAGGAACTTAGAGATTTAATCCCATCTGAAGAAAACAGATTAGGCATTACTGAACATAGTGCTACTATAGAAAAAAGAGCAAAAAATAGGCAAAGAAAGTTAAGAATTTCTATGAAAAAACATGGATTTCTTAAAGAGTATCCTATTTTAATTACAGAAGATTTGCGTATATGTAATGGTCACAATAGGTGGCAAGTTGCATGTGATCTGGGTTTAAATGCATGGGTACAGTTTACAGATATAGAAGATGTAGCTACTCATGCAAAAGCTCAGAATTCAGCAACACCTTGGAACATTAATGACTTTGTTACTGCAAAAGCAAACAAAGGTTATAAAGAAGCCAAGATTGTCAAGTATATGAGTGAGCGTTATAAGTTGAGTGTATCAACGACTATCCAGTTGTTGACAAAGAAACGACTCAACAGCAGTTCCGCAGAATCCATGATTATAGATCAAGAAATCAGTATTGTAGATTATCCTTGGGCCGAGAAAATTGCACAGCAAGTTCATGAGTTGTGCTTAATCCTCAATACGCATATTCAAGGACAGAAAGTGCAACAGGCATTAATCAAATGCATGGAAGCACCTGAACAGAATAATAAAGTCTACGATCATGAAAGAATGAAGACTAAGCTGGAGTATCAATATGGCAAATTGGTTCCTGTCACAACGATTAAAGACTATCTAAGACAGTTCCAAGATATATATAACCATAAGTGCCAGCATAAGGATAAGTTCTTCTTTACTTGAGAAAGGAGCAAAGATGGTAGTTAATGTCATGAAACGAAAAAAAAATGGCAAATTAAAGAGACATACACGACTCTTGAAAAAGCTATTTATTTCTCACAGAAATAAAGTTATCAGCGATGACTTTGAAGAAAGAGAGATCCAGAAGAAAGGAAGAGCATTCCAGAAAGAAGGGTTCTCATCATTTAGAGAATACTTTCTTTATCTTAAAAAACACGAAACGGAGTTAGAGAATGTCAAACAAAAAGATAGTAAAGTCAGGGAATAAAGGGTTTGCTCAGAGATTTAAACATCCAGATATTGTTTTAATACCCTCTGAAGAAAATCCTCCCCCAAGAGTTCTTCAAGACTTTTCAAGATTAGGAAGTCCACATCATAACTTCGCTAAAAATGGCGGTTGTGATGATGAGATTATAGATCCTGAAATTACTGAAGCACTTTACTATATTAATAAAGTCCAGAATAAAGGTTAAGAATGTCGCAGAACGGAATGACCGTGACAGGACGATATGAAACAAATGATTTAGGAGAGAAAGGAGAAAATAGAATTAGACCTTGGCAAAAAGAAGGGTTCAGATCCAAAAAAGAATGGCTTTATATGAAGAAAAGAATAAAGCATCTGATTTGGCAGAATAAATAGGGTGTTTCCATGGACGGAGAGTTGAAATGGATTTGACTAGGAGGGTTCGGCCTCTCCTGCACCCTATCTCTTGAAATCTGGGTCATCGTATCTCAAGATGGCCCATTTTTCATTCTTGTTATCTATCCAACCAGATTTATCAAAATCCGTATAATCAAAAGGATCATCTATGTCCTCAAGATCATTTAAAGTTGGCGTTGAAGTCGAAGGAACTTTCTTGACTCCAGTTCGGTTAGCAGAACGACCTCGTGATGCGTACACAGGAACCTTTTACTTATTTAAGTGCCGTTGTGGAAATAAAAAAGTCATTCGTAAAAACAATGTCAAAAGTACATACCACGGAACCAAATCATGTGGTTGTCTCCAAAAAATAAACCAAGAAAACTTTGGTAAAACTTATAAAACCAATCGTAAAGGACTCACTCCTTGGAACAAAGGTATGAAAGGCATGGACCCTCTGGTTAAAGGTCATCCGAATTTATCTTGGAAAAAAGGAAAAGTTAAGTTGACGTACCCGAATGGTAAAATAGCTTGGGTCAAGGTTTCTGATGAAGCTATTGGGTCACAAAGTGAATTCTACGAAAGACCTACACGCCAAAAGCGTCAGTCTTGATCCTGCCACAATCCTTTATAGTATTTGGGCTTTCCTTTAACTTTGACCATCCTCATAACTTCCTTCCTGTTATCTCCTATCGAACTATAGCTAACGTGGACCCATCCACTATTCGGCCCCTCCCTCTCACCAGTTATCTTAGAGACTCTATTCGGAGCGTAATTCTCTAATATCAACTGGTCGAAGTCTAAATTATCTCTTATCCATTCCGCTAATTCTAAGTTAGAAATCTCTTCACTTATTATTTCAATGTCGGCGGCACTCTTTGTGCCGTTACAACAATGCGCTGAATTAGGCGAACCATGGACTAATTCGTTCAAGGGTTTTGATCTGAAACAGCTATTAATTTTTGTAGGACCGAAGTGGTCCCGAACAGGCTGGAGAATTTTTATGGTGAGTACTGTTATCCGTGCTACCGCATTATTGTCTAAATATTCTTCTTGATCGATACCAGCATGTAAAGCAGTAGGAGAATAAACCAGTTCTTGTAATGTGAAATTCTGGCTTATTCTCATTGCTAACCAATCATCCTTTGATAAGATCCATGACGGACTTGTGACCATGAGAGTTGTCACCATCGACAGCACCGTCAAGTGCTTCTCGTACTTCTTTAGGAAGTTTCTCAAGGTGAGGCTCTAAATGTTCGACTGCTAGAGATTGAGCTTTGTCCGCTACAATATCTTTCAGCATGTTAGCCACGAATGGCAAAACCAGATTAAGCATATCTTTCCTTTCAGAGAGTTGAGGTTTAAAAAATTCATAAAGCCAATTAAATAGGTTTTTCATTTTCATCGTCATGTGGTGGAATTTCGTGTTTCTCAGGTTCCTGTGCTAAATCCCCACCACTTTCAAAATAGAACTTAGCTATTCCTGCAATAATAGGTATAAAAGCGCCAATTAAAATATTTAACAAGTCTTTAGAAGATGATGGTAGCTCCGCAGATGCACCCAACATTATATGAACTACATAAGCAAAGATACCTAATGCGGATAACGCAATAGCAAATCTAGCTATAAACCGACTTACCTGAATCCTTTCATTCACCGTCATTTGCGGTTTGATCGGCTTTGGAGGATCTGGTTTAGTAACTGTCGTTACAGTTGTTTCTTTAGCCATTAATCAATTACTATAAATGCCCAAATTATTGTTAATATCCCAATAATGATTAGTTCCATTATCGTTTAGCTGATATTAACGCTTCTGCCATTCCTTTGATTTCCATGGAAAGACGTTCGTTCGTTTTAGCAACATCTTTGAATGCTACGCTCAATCCATTGACTGCATCCGAAGTTATACTGTTCTGTTTGTTTTGCTCCTTGATTACATCAATCAGTCTTTCATCCCCCCTAGTATCTTTTTCTTCCCATCTAATTATTTCTTCTTTGTGACCTTGTTGGGTTTTAAATATGTACCAGCACATGATTCCAATGATCACCGCAGGAAGGCCAATCCTTTCCACTAACATCAAGATAGATTCTACTTCCATAAGACCTTGAGGTTGTGGTGGCGTATGAGAAGGAAAATGGTGATCCATTAGGCTTTAGTTGTTGCCATGTCTACTCAGGTTTTGGGTATTTCTCTTTTACCAGTTTCCGCTTTGCTTGTAGTGCTGTTAAATCATCATCTAAAATTGCGTGAATACATTCTTGTAATGACGGGTATTCTTGTAGTCTGTCACGTTGGTATTGAGTTGCATCATGTATAGATTTTAATCGTGATACTTCTGCATCTATTTCGGTCTGAGGTGGTTGAGTTTGTTCTTTATCAAGCCACTCTAAAATACCGTCCCTAATTATCCACGATGATTTAGGTCTTAAATTAGCTAATGCTTTTCCAATACTCATACTTTTATTTCCATAACAGTTATAGATGAAGTTGCTCTTGATGAACTATCATTAGCACCATCTGTTAGAGTTCTATTAATATAATAGGCGTGAGATGCTTCTCTACCTCTTGCGTAAACGCCATAAGTTGTTGCATTTGTCGATCCTGCGGTATCTTCATAACTACCTGCTAACGTATCTATCATTAGATTTTGGTGGGAAAGAGTTCCACTAGCAGAATGATACCCAGTAGATAAAAAATAATGTACTGTATCAGAATGAGAGTTAGGATTACTATTTTTTGCACCTGTTATTTCACTTGAATCTTTATATAATAAAACTCCGCAATGTGAATTTGTTTGAGGGATAATAACAACACTTACCAGTATTACTATTTTATTTGAAGCATGATTAGGTGTAATACTTATGCTTAAAGATGAATCTATTAAAGCAGGGGTAGCTCCTGAACCATCTGCAATACCATTAAAAAATCCGTGTTTTACTTGCAGAACATGACCAGCAGGGAAAGTCGCACTACTCCCAATCGTATTATTCATAGTACCAGTAGTAACAGTACCCAACCTAGTAATATTATCCTGAACTGTGTTACCTAAAGTACCAGTAGTTATGTCACTAGCATCTAACCCTGACCCAGCCTGTGCGCCAAGGTTTGCCATATCTCTTGCCCTACTCACTTGCTTTCTCCTGTTCTTTTAAAAACTTTGCATAGTTGTCTTTGACTTCCTTAGTCATAACCGCATTAAATTGGGCTAGAACTACTGGATCAGATATTGTGGAAGCATCTACATCTGGGTTAAGAACATAACGATAAAAAGTATCTGAAATAAGATCATCGTTATTAAAAATTTGAACAAGTTCTCTTACTTGTACCATGTAATGATTGTGATACTTAACAATTTCAACCTTATCCGTAATATTTTTTTTTGTTAAAGCCATTTTAACTCGTCATGTAAATCATGTTAATTTGATAAGGAGGTCCATAAGTACCAGATTGTGAATTGACTGTTCCAGCACCCCCACTGTTTGCGTCCATTTTCTTTAAATTGAGTGTAGTGCTACTGTCATCAACAACCCAATAATGTCCTGTGACATGTTGAATCCTTGCAGTACCACCAGCAGGACAAAGACCAAGTTGACTGCATGTAAATGGTAAACCAGAAACTTGAACGGCTGTGCCGTTATAACTAGCACTTATACTAGAACTGAATACAACATGAACCAACCTACCTATTTTTGTATAATGCCCATTTGCATTTGTCGGAGTTGATCCTGCACCACTTGCTAATGTTGCTGTCCAGACTCCTTCTTCGTACTCTAATTCAGTAGTGCCAATAAGTCCTGACCTAGAACCTATTTGTCCGACTAATCCACTCATAACTTTTCCTATGCGTTGTTTTGATCTATGTAAGTAACTGAAATATCCCAAACATCATTTGCATGACCTTTTTCCACCTGTAGTTTCTGGGCAACACTTGAACCTTGATCCGCTATAGCATCTTGTTTAGTGGCATCATCCATTGGGCCTGTAAAATTAGTTGGTTCATATCCATTAAAACTAAATTTATCACTCCAAACATAAGTATCTCTTCCAAATACTTTCGCCTCGGTAGTTGTAAAAATACCGATGCTGGAATTTGTTGTACCACCAAAACTGTCGTACCCCTGTATTTCGCACATTAATTCATCATTAGCATTTGAGACAGAAGTATAAGCACAATAACAAACAATACTTAATACTGTGTATATGTGATGTTGAACACCCTGTATTAAAGTATGTGGCCCAACTGCCCCTCCACCTGCTAATTTTAAATGTGCAGAACGAATTATTTCTGTTCCTGCTGATCTTACTATTGCCATATTAGTATCCTAGAACGAGTGATCTGTGTAGGGAGTGTTGAAGAAACTCGCCTTTTTGTTTTATTTTTCCTACTGTTGATGTTTCTAAACCGCCGTCTTTTAGAAGAACACCATCAATCTCTACTCCGTGTGCGCTTGTTTTTTCCTGAATGTCATCAGCTTGAACAATACTGTCTTTAAGAAGGACTCCTTCTATTTCTACTCCATGCGCCGAAGTCTTTTCTACAATGTCATCAACTTGGATGTTCCCTGTCGCACTAACATTTCCTGTAACCGCAACATTCCCAGAAAAGGTTCCACCAGAAGTAGCACTAACTGCATCTGCAACTTCAAAAGATTTAAATGCATAAATTACAACTTCATCACTAGCACTTAATGCTGATAATCCTGTGATGTCGTTTCCATTTGTTGCCGTATAATCTGTTGCATCAAGTCGTACACCATTAAGAAATACAATGATATTTGCTGGTGTATAAGTAAGTGTAGGAGAAAAAGAAGATGCTGATACAGAAGTTTCTGAACCTGAAGCAGTAAATTTATGAACTACTAATGATGCTGATCCAGTAGATGATGCAGGAATCCACTTAGCACCAGTAGTTTTATAGACCATCATTTGATTGTCGGTGGTATTAAAATAAAGCATACCATCCGCTAATGATCCATTATCATTATCCGTAGTCGGGCCATCTTTAGTGCCGTTATAAGTGCCGTAAACACCATAACCAGTAAAAGTAAGAGAAACAGAAGATCCAGCAGAAGCCATACTTGCGGAAACAACTACTGTAGTTCCATCAATTGATAAAACATTTGCTCCAGTAGGAATTCCTGACCCTGTTACAACTTGCCCTACTTTTATATTTGTATTTGCTGATACTGTAATTGTAGATGAATCTTTTGCCCAAGTTCCTGTTGGTGTCGGATTTGTTCCTTGAGTGGAACTATCTGACATTGTGCCAAGATACTTATCGTCAAAGGAATCTAAGGCTGAAGCAACGGCGGCCGCCGAATTTCTCGCTGATACTTCAGAAGCACTCGCATTGGTTGCTGATGTACTTGCTTCAGTAGCATAATGTAAAGCTGAATACCCCTGAGTGCTATCGTCTAAGGTATACTGAGAATTATGTGCATTTACTGCTAATTTTTTAGAATCTTCAGCATAAACTTTTGCGGATCGTGAAGATGCATCAACAAGTCCAGTTGACTTTGAAGCCCAGCTTTTAGCTGAAAAATCTGTAGAAGTACCATTAGGACTAGAAGTATCTGTTGCCCAAGCTTTTGCTGATCCACCACTTGCAGTTAAATCTCCAACAGCATGTTCTTTTGCTGAATATCCTTGATTTGCGGTTCCAGAATCATCTGTAACTTGTGCATCTACAGTTTGAGCATACTCTTTAGATTTTTCTCTGTGGTGTAATGCTGAATATCCATCGTTACTTGTCGATGATGAAGTGACATCAGCAAAAATTGTAGTCTGAGTATTTTCAGCAGTTTGAGCATATGCTTCCGCATTGTCTTCAGAACGACTTGCATGAAGAGCTTTATTGGTAGCAGTAGTAGCATTTGTAGTAGTAGTAGCTACATCTACAATTAAATCCCATTTAGCACTATCTTGATCTGTGACATGAGATCCACCAGCAGTATGAGCTACTTTACATATGTATATGTTTCCGTATGTTGCACTATGACTTGCATTATTTTGTTTTACTAAATCTCTTAATACATAAGTGCTACTACTTGCCCAATTGCCTCTATTTGTTCCTAGTTCTACTGTAGCTGTGATGTTTCCATCGTTATTAAATCCTAATATCTTATTATTAAGATCTGTACCACCAGTTGTTAAATCAGTTGTTGTAGATGTTACACCAAAAACATCATCTGCAAATTTAATGGAACGATCTCCTTTTGCAGTTAATTGCTGAGATTTAATAGCTTCTAGGTCAATGGATCGTTCTAGTGTCTCTGCATCAAAGATACTATTGTTGACATAGTTTGTTGTCTGGGTAGTAGCAACTTCTCTTACAATAATGACTTTATCAGTATTAACAGGCCTATAGTCTGTTCCAGAATTTTGAAAAGTTATAGTGGCATGAAAATTAGAATCTAAAGTTACATTATATTTGTTTGGATCTGCTTGAGTTTGTAAAGTTCCATTTCTGTAAACTTTAATGTCATTTGCACTAAAAGTTACATAAGGAAAAGTGAAAGAAGCTGTAGTTTCAGTACAAGTAACTTCTTTTCTATTAATAGTTGTCGATACGGTCATTGATAACCTCCATACGGAACAAAATTAGTAGGCTTTGCCCAATCCATATATGGAGAACCAGCCATTGTTGCTGAAAAGTTTTCCAATCTTGAAAGGTGTCCAGGGTTGTAGGTTTCTAACATTGGATAGTAAAAAGCATAGTTATAAACATGCTCTACTAAAGGTAGGCCAACATAAGGAGTATTCCCCCTCATTTTTTGGAGTACGTCTTTTGCTCTTAAATCATCATTGACAAGACCAACCATGATTTCTCCCATGTCTTTAAACAACTCATAGTTTACCCCCAATATACTCTCATCAAGAGAAGAATCCATCTTATTCATAGACTCTAACAAGAAATCTCCTGCTACTCCAAGAATACCAGACTGTACACCTGAGTCAATAAAAGTTTGCGGGTCTGTAACATCTGGTGGTTCTTTCCCTTGTATAAGCTTTTTCGTTGCTAAACTTGCATACCCTAAAGCAACCATCGGCCCAAAACCATGTAAAGCTAATTTATGTACTGGTAAAGTACCGATCCTTGGATATATATCGGTTGCCATTTTCATTGTCAAGGATCGAAATGTCCAAAATAATTGAAGGAACGTACCGAATGCTGTTCCTTTGTTGGACATTAGCATCATATTTGCTCTTGAAGAGGCTCCAGCTTCAGGGACAAAATTCCTTGATTCAAAGACAAAAAAATTTCCTATCTTATCTGATAGCTCTTTGTTTTGAGTCGTTGATAAAACGTGATCCGCAGTAATATACTCATCTGGACTTAAATCCACATTTTTATAATCTGCATCATCTTTGAGCATATCTTTTAAATTAAATGTAGAATTGCTGTCCTTTAACTGGTTCCATTCTTTTTCAGAAATATTGTATTCTTCTAGTCTTTGTTTAAACAATTTGCCTTCCAAGGTTTCATCCAGTCCTTTCCAAGAACTCTTTAATTTGGTAGCAAAATTATTTGAAGCAACCTTACTAAATGCTTCTCTCCAAAGGTCTGTCCATGCATTTAGTCCATTTATTTTGAAAAAGCTATCGGCGGCCGTTGACATAAATCCTGGGTTCATACCAATGTCAGCCCATCGGTTTACTGCTGAAGAAATCAATGAATCAAATCCAATGCCAAGCTGATGCGTAACATGCATTAATTCAGCTTGCCGAGCTTTGTCGCTTTGTGAAAATCGTTGTTTTAATATCTTAAAAGTAGATCCATACGACCCTAGAAATCCTTTGCCATGAGTATCTAAGACTGCATTTCCTATTGCTATATCACTAAATGCGGAAATAACAGCTTTAGGTAATTTGGTTATGATTTGGAATGCTTGTATAGCATTTACCATTTGAGATAATGCAGGATTACCAACAATTGTTGCTTCTCCACTAATTTGTCTCCAAGCACTTTGAATTCGTAGTTTTTGTTTTGTAGAAAGATTTGGCCCCATCTTTTTATACATCTCTTGAAACATCCCTTCTGGATCTGGCCCCCAATCTTCCATTAATGCTAACCTCTCGTCAAAAACATCCATCCCTTTAAAGATCGACCCTATTGGATCAGGGTGTCCGTATTTAGCGTTATATCTCATCCAAGAGTCTGCATCTTTGAAATGCAACTCTCTGGTCGAAGACATTCTTTCTGCTAACGACTTGTTGGAAAGCGTATGATGCAACTCAAATTCTGTTTTTCCTTTTGTAAACGCACGATACACCTGACTTAGATATTCAGTTGTTATTGGACGTTTCATTTTCTTTTCATCAAGCAAAGGACGAATGGTATCAATCCATTCTGCTTCTGCTAACAATCGACCCTGCTTTGTAGGTACAGACCCAAGCATTTTGACAGGATTATGCCATTGAGTAATTAAATGATCTTCCAGAACTTGCATTCCTGCACCAAAGGAATTTGCTTCTCCGACTTGAATCTTTTTAAATTCCTTAATTATATCTGACAATTTTTGGGCTAAGATGTTTTTAGTAGATCCTTTACTAAACATTTCCCTGATAAGGTCTAGCCCAAAATCTACATCTTTTGTCAATTTATCAAAATCCGTTGGTCCTAATCCTGTTCTCTTTTGCCATTCATTCAACATCCTCCCGAATCTAAGATTTTTCCTAGAATTCATTCGACTCGCGGTGGAATCTGCGTTTCTATTGTGTGCAAATAGTAATTTGAAGTTCTTTATTTGAACACCCTTCCATAAATTACCTACCATTTTTGCTAAGAAGTTGTCGTAACTAAGATCGTCACCTTCTCCAAAAATAGAGTTTTGAATTTTTTGATATGTCTTTTTGATATGTTTTTTAGCTCTTGCTCTGGCTTTCGTGTTGTTTTTCCAGTTCTCTTTAGTCCATGTAAAGACATCTCGAACTTTTGAGGAATCTTCCATTCCAAAGCCCAAAATCAACTCATCTACTTCTTGTTCAGTTATATTCTCAAACTGATCTGCTATTTCTTTACCGCATTTCATGGTTATTTCTTTTTAGCACCAAAGTTGGTCAGACATTCTTGCACTCTGTCAAGCAAGTCGTAGACGTTATCACCCATATTCTCAAGCGTATCAACAAGACTCTCAGACAATTCTTTTTGCGTTGGATCTTTAGCAAACGAATCAAAAATCTTAGACCATAATCCTTTTTCTTGTTCAGGGTCAGGCATTTCAGCATCTATGGTCTGATCTTTTTCTCTTATTTTTTCTAATTCTTCTAAAGTATTATATTCTTCTGGTTTGGGATTTGGTGTATTTGCAGAATCTAAATTTGGATCATTGCTGTCAACGATAGTGTCAGGCTTAAAATTAGCATCATTGTGCATATCCGTAGCAGTTTTAATTATATCTCCCTGTCTTTTAGAAGCATTAAAGTTTCTAAAAGTTCTTCCTGCTCTAGCAAAATTACCAATAGCAAACCCAGCCCCAAATGCAAAAGCCATATCCATACCAATGTCGCTAACACCATATTCTTCCTCAAATACGTTTTTCTTTCCGTAGATAACGGCCCCTGCTAATCCTGCTAATCCTGCTACTTCAGCACCTTCCCCACTTATAGTTAATGCTCCTTTAACTGGCTTAGATAATATTCCTGCTCTAGTACCTTTAATAGCTTTATGAGCCACATTACCAATTTTAGCTAAATGCGTAATACCCATTCCTAAAGGTATAAAGTTTATTGGGTCTGGCAACGAACCTACTAAATATCCACCTATTTTATATCCATCCCATGCTCCAACATTTTGGAACCATGTCTCGTA